CAGTTGGATGGGGCGATGGCGCTGTGCCAGACCTATGCCCTTACCCTTGACTGGATATACTTTGGCGAAAAAGCGGGCCTGAGCTATGCGCTCGCCCAGAAGCTCAACACCGCCGCTTGACAAAATTCGCAGACTGAATCACGGCGGCCTACCGCACCGTCAGGCATATTGCTAAAATTTTAATTCAGGCTGCTTGAACTTTTCGCTTGCATGATTCAAGCGGCTTGAATACAACAACCACGTCACAACGGAGGACGTGGACAATGACATTCAAGAAGAAACAAGACTGGACACCCGGCGCGACGGTGCGCGTTGGGTTCATGACGCTGACCGTCGTTCGCAAGGTGGCGACACCCGGTGACTTCCACCCTGACGTTTATCACCTGACCGCCACGAACGGGCGCGCATACACCTTCCAGCCGCATCACGGTCTGTCAGCTGGTCACCACGCCGGCGCGGGGGAAATGTCATGACCCCGGAGCGTTTCAGCGCAGCGGTCGTTATCGCTGCCATTTTCTTTGGCGCGGGTCTGACCGCCTTCAATATCGGGCGATACGACGCCCAGCAGCGCATTTCGTGCAAGGCGCTGAAGCCCCTCACCCTGCCAGTGAAGGGGACGCTGCCATGAAGAACCGCGCACAAATCGAAGAAGCATGCCAGCACCCTGACTTGCTGGCCGCAGCCGAACAACTGACCGTCGCGGAGAACCTGAAGAAGGAACTGGCCGCCGAGCGTCATGTAAGCACGGCGAAGGCTGTCGCTTATGAAATGGCCCTCACCCAATGGGCGCGCGCAAGCATGAAGTTTGAGCGGCTCCTGTCGGAGGCGCTGGCATGACCAACGTCACCAACCTGTTTTCAGAGACGGAGCGCCTGAGCAGTCAGGACGCTTTGAAGAGCGCCATCAGGCAGCAACTCGCAGCAGCGATTGGAATCCTGCAGCGCGAGGAAACCCCAGACGCGGACATATTGTTTGTCCTGCGCCGCATGGAAGAGGCCGCGAACCTTGTTCGCGTCATGTACGAAATGCGCGAATTGAAGGAGGATGTCCGTGTATAAAGATTACGTGGGTCCAGACAGCAAGTGGCTGGACGAAGACGTGGACGACATCGCCGCCGTTCAGCAGCAAATCGAAGCCCTTCGCCGACTTGTCAACCGCCTGAAAATGAACAGCGTGGCGGGCAAGAAGTGGCAAGAAGAAATCTACGATTTGCTGGAAGTCGCACTGCACGACAGCAGCACTGAATGGCTGGTCCAGAAGGGTCGTGACCTGACGGCCATTCGGGAGCCGTTCTGATGGACAGGCGCGGTTATATCGGCGGGTCAGACGCAAACATTATCCTGTCGGGCGATGCACAGCGCATTGCCCGGCTGGTCGCGGAGAAGCGCGGCGAAGTGGAACCGGAAGACCTGTCCCGGTCGCTTCCGGTTCAGCTTGGCGTGTGGACGGAGCAGTTCAATCGGAACTGGTACGAACTACAGACCGGGAACCAAGTGACCGGGGTGGACGAAGTCTGGACGCACCGGGACCATACGTTTATCCGCGCCAGGCTGGACGGATTTGTGGGCGACGCAGTTTATGAAGCCAAGCACGTCAATCCCTTCGGCGATATCGAAGCGGTCGTGCAGCGGTACATGCCGCAGCTTCACCACTACATGACGGTGACGGGAAAGCGCTCGGCAATACTCAGCGTACTGGTCGGCACGCAGCGGTGGGAATGTTTCACCGTCGATTACGACCCGTTTTATGCCGACTTGCTTTTGAACGCCGAACTTCAGTTCTGGAACAACGTCCAGAATGGCGGGGACGTGACCCCAGTCACGGCAGAACCACCCAAGCCCCGCAATGCGAAGCTGAAGGTGGACATGACGGGCCACAATGAGTGGGCCATTCTGTCTGGCGTCTGGGCGGAAACCACCGACGCGGCCAAGCGCAACACATGGGCCGTGAAGGAGCTGAAAGCATTGGTGCCAGCAGACGCCGCCGAAGCAATCGGTCACGGCGTGATTATCAAGCGCGCGGCGAATGGCAATCTCAGCATAAGGGCTGCGAAATGAAGCGCCCCGCAATCAGCGCCAGCATGAAGCTGGAAGCCCTGAAGGCGGGCCAGGTTCAGGCGGCTTGCTATATCTGCAAGCGCGTCTGTCCGTGGGACCAGTTCCACTTTGACCATATTCAGGCGCTTGTGGATTCCGGCACCCACGAAGCGAGCAATTTAGCGGTGATTTGTGTATGGTGTCACCGTGACAAGTCGGCGTTCGAGCACCAGCGAAACGCCAAACACAAGCGCCTGAAAATCGCGCGCGAACTGCACGAAAAGATTGTGTCGGGCGAAATGGACCGCCCGCAAAGCAAACTGAAAGGCCGCAAGTTCAGCGGCTGGCGGAAGTTCAACGGGGAAAGGGTGAAGTCATGAACATGGAACATGGAAACGCCGCGCTGTTTGCGGCATTGGCCCAAGCGCAGGGCGCAGTCGAAAACGCCACGAAGGGTTCAATCAACCCGCACTTCAAGTCCAGATATGCCGACTTGGCGGAAGTGTTGAACACGGTACGCCCGGTCTTTTCGGCCTATGGGCTTGGTATCCTGCAATCCAGCGCCTTTGACGGCGCGACCGTGTCGGTCACGACGACAATCACGCACAAGGACGGCGGCTATGTCAGTTCGACGGCAAGCTGCGTTCCGGCCAAGTTCGACGCGCCTGGCATTGGGGCTTGCACGACCTATCTGCGCCGCTATGGCCTAGCCGCCATGACGGGCGTGGCGCAGGAAGACGACGACGGCAATGCTGCTTCTGGCCGACCAAGCCAGCCTGCCGACAATGCCCGCCAGCCCGACCGCAGTCAGGCGGCGCGTGCGTTCGTGACGGAAAGCATTAAGGCCATTGGGTCACTGCAGACTGAAACCGCGCTGGACGATTGGTACGCCGAAAACGCACCGAAGCTGGCGAGGCTGAAGGAAAGCTACGCCGACGAAGCCAAAATGATTGCGGGCGCGTTGGCCGAACAGCGCAAGGCGCTGGTCAGGGTGGCGGCTGAATGAGCAACACCCGCCCCCAATCTGAATTGTATCGCGAAGCCGCCATGAAGTGGGCTGACTTGGACGCCGCCGCGCGCATGCTTGAGGAAGGCAAGAGTGCCGTCCTAAGCCAGCGCATGACGGCACTGGGGGACATGGCCGTCAGCAAGGCGGAACTCACCGTCAAGGCCAGCGACTTCTGGTCGGACTATATCAAGAAAATGGTGCGCGCCCGGACATTGGCGAACCAGGCGAAGGTCGAAGTCGAGTTTCTCCGCATGCGCCATTGGGAAGCCACGCAAGACCGCGCGGACCATAGGTATGAGGCCCGAATGTCATGAGGCGAAAAATGCCAAGCAGGGAACAGATTGCAAGATATTGGCGTGACCATTCAGGTCGCGAGAAATTTCGGGACGTACATGGCGACGATTGCTTTGCTTGCGGCGATACGTTGCGCCTTGAGCGGTGCCATATCGTACCGAAACACAAAGGGGGGACGGACGCGGTCGATAACTTGCACGTCCTGTGCGCGACCTGCCATGTTCACTCTGAAAATATCGCCGACTATTGGCATTGGTTTGACGGTAAAAAACTGGATTGCGGAATTAATCGCATATTGTCGTCTTACTCGCCTGAATCCATATGGGCAATCGCTGGCAAAAGGCTGTTAGCTGTCGGCATTTCGCATGAGGAATTTTTAGAATCATTGCGGGCTTGCCGCGAGGCCCGAATGTCATGACCAACACCCCCGACCCTTCACGTCTGGAGCGCCTGATAGCTGCATTGCTTGCTTTGCTGGCAGACAGGGAAGCCACGATTAAGGGGCTGCGGCGGGAACTGGACAGGAAGGACGAAGAGCCATGACCGCGCACCCCTGCCCCAACTGTCGCGGCACTGGAATTGTCCGTCCGCACCGGAAGCTAACCGACGAACAGGTTTCCAACATGCGCCGTGACCTGGACGCGGGCGAGGCGTTGGCGTCGGTTGCCGCGCGCTATGGGGTGGCACCCAGCACGGCAGGGGCTATTCGCGACGGGCACTTGAGGAAGGAACGAAGGGTATGACCGTCAGGCCCGCGCGTATCTTGGTCGCCTGTGAGTTTAGCGGCGTAGTCCGTCGCGCCTTCCGCGCCAAGGGGCATGACGCATGGAGTTGTGACTTGCTTCCGGCGGAAGATGGGAGCGAGTTCCACATTCAGGATGATGCTAGGTTCGTTGCATATGGGGGGGGGTGGGACATGATGATAGCGCACCCGCCCTGCACTCACTTGGCCGTTAGTGGGGCTAGATGGTTCAAGGAAAAGGCTGCGGAGCAGAACGCGGCGCTGTCGTTCGTGTGGGTGCTATTGACGGCCCCCATTAAGCACATTGCCTTGGAAAACCCGGTCAGCATCATCTCAACCCGCATCAGGAAGCCAGACCAGTGCATCCAGCCCTACGAGTACGGGCACGGGGAAACCAAGAAGACCTGCCTCTGGCTCAAGAACCTGCCGAAGCTGGTCCCCACCAACATCGTGGAAGGCCGCGAGGCGCGCGTGCACCGGATGCCGCCTGGGCCTAACAGGTGGAAGGAACGCTCGCGCTTTTATCCCGGCATTGCCGCCGCAATGGCCGACCAGTGGAGTGGGTACGTCATGGAAGGATTGAACGCAGCATGAAAATCTTCAGCCCCCGGACACTGGCAGAAAGGTGGGACTGCCACCCGTCCGCCATTCGCAAACTTATCCATGAGGGTCGCTTGCAATCCTTCCGGGTTGGGACGCTAATACGCATTCCTCTCGCAGAAGTGGAGCGGTTTGAATGCAGCGGCACCGTGTCGCCC